TTTTGATTTCAGTTTATCAACTGCTCTGATGTTTTTAGATGAATCATCCATAAATGCAATATCAGTATATCCTTTTTTGATGTGTTGTTCAATCCAATCAGATTTATCTTTTGGATTGTTACTTCCTAATGCTACTACATACACATCCATACCGAATTGGTCTTTAAAGAACTTTCTTACAGGATATGCTAACTTTCTAGCAGTAAGTATCGTAACTTTTTTATTTGGGTTATCCAACATTCTTTGTAGAAGTTTAAAATTCTTTTGGATTACCTTTGGATTATTCAACATTTTGTTGAAATCTCTGAAATCAAACACATCAGTTGATTTAGAGTTATACTTTGCGTATTGAGCTGGGTCTAACTTACTCTCAGAACCATCTTTATGTTTTACATATATAAAGGCAGTTGATTTAGCGAGAGTATCATCAAAATCAAATACTCTGAGGATTCTACCCTCAGTTACTACCTTTGATTCTGTTTTAAATACGTTGTTAATAAAATCTATTTTCTTCATAATACCCCAATATACAACTTTTATTTGAATTATCCAAATTATTTGTGTTAAATTATGTTAAATTACCTTAGAATACTGGCCACTATTACTTGGACGACCATTTCCATCTCTTTTTATAATAGGTAGTCCCGCAGTTTTTGATTTATTATTTTTTTCTTGTGGTTCGTTATCATGTCCACATTTATGACACATATATAAATCAGTTCCACCTTCAGCAACTTCCCATTCCCATGCACAATTACCACAGGTAATAGTTTTACCTATAGATTGTTCTTTTAATTCAGGTAACAATCTATATTTCATCAATGGTTTACCGTTGATTGTAATATCACCTTTTTCGTTCTTATCAATTGATTTAACAACGATTCTTTTGTTTTTGAACTTACCACCTAATACAGTATCACCTACGTTAATAGGGATAGTTATATCCTCTCTAATCGATTCAAATTTCTTCTGAGTGTTTTTGGCTCTCATCTTCTTAACTCTCTCAGCTTCTGCCCGTTTCAATTTAGGAAATATCTTCTTCGCTATCTTTTGAATCTTACCTGGTTTCTTAGATAACTTTTCTGAGAATTTCATTTTTTGTTGCATTGATAATTCAGATGGAGCTTTCTTCATCATCTTTTTCATCAATATAGTTTTTGCTTGTCTTATTGCTGCTTTTTGTAAATCTGAATTAGAACGTTTCTTCTTCATCTTTCTGATACGTTTCTTCAATCCCTTTTTAAGTTTTGATTTACCTCTACGAGCCAATTTCTTTCTAGCGGCCAAAGACATTGCTTCACCAACAGGTTCATATCCTTTAACATAATCAGCTTTTTCTGATTCTGATTTTTCATTTAAGGATAATGAAATCAGCAGATAAACTTCAATCGCCTTATCTCTTTTTAAATGTAATGTGAATGTAGGTACTTGTACATCTTTACCAAACTTATATATTGCGGCGGCCCAACGATGGTGTCCATCTACTATGTAATTATCTTTAGATATGATTAAAGGTTTCATATCTGTAGGTTTATCGTATTTCTTAGAAATACCTCTTGTCTTATCTTTTATGAATTCTTTTTGAGAAGGTTTTAAACTTCCCACAATACTCATACCTTTAGTTACCTTTACTTTAGATTTGGCAATAGAAAGTGCCTTACTCAAATTTTGAGTATTAACCTGTGGCATATCTTTTCTGTTATATAAAGGCATATATTATTTTCCTATACCATTGAGGTAAATTATATTAGGTACTTTGTTTAACAAGACTTGTATCTGTAATAATCCAACCATCAGTATCATTAGGATACCATCGGATTTTCAGATTCATCAACTTCTTTAAGGGACTCTATGACCCTTTCTATCTCCTGTCTAACTATCTCTCTAATCTTTTCTTTACTTCCTTCAGTTATGGTTTTACTACCATATTTTTTTTCAAGAAGACTCATTAATTTTGCTACATCATCCATTAAAATAATCCTGTTTGGTTAAAACGAGCCACTTGAGCTAATTTGTTTCTTCTTTGTTGTTCCATTTTGAATTGACGTAATCCTTCCTTCATATCCTTTTGATATAGGGATTTGTTCTGAGGATTTGAAATCCAATCTTTCCAACCATATTCTCTTATATTGTTCATACGGTTATAAATATGTAATTATTTGGAATAAAGGTTATTTTTGGCGTTTTCCTTTGTGAGAGTCGATTCTATCTAATATTTCATTAAGTAATTCATTCTTAATAAATCCCGCCATTGATGCATTTTTGAGAGCTGATACCATTTGGAATACCATAAATGGTGCTATGATTGTTTCGGATAACCAAGATGTACCCTTAAAACCTAATTCGATTGATAATATAACTGTTAGGATTACTAACCATGCAAACATATTTTTTAGAACTTTGAGAGCTTTGTATGTTTTAAATCCTTCTCTTCTGATTCCAGCGATAACTCCAAAAAAACCATCTAATAACAAAACTAACATCACTGCCATATATTGTTCTGAGTTACCCATAGTTACATCCATCAGATATGATGCTATAAAGGCACATCCTCCTGATAATCCCATACCTATCATTAGATAGGTGTTTTTCAATACCACCATATTATTTTCCATTACTCTTTGAACTTTTTTGAACTATGTTGTTATTTTTTTGCGAACTTTTCTATTCCCGCAATTCCGAAACAGCCCAATGTAATCCAAACAAATGAATTATATATGAACTCGTTAATTACTAAGTCTTTTCCGAAGTATCCAGTAGTTAAGTCTACTACTGCGAATACAGTCATTACTGCGAATGACATAAACCCTATTACGTTTTTTTCATTGATGTCGTTATCATCTTTAAAAATATTCTTAAATGCCATCCATTCTCTCCTAATATATTTAAACATAATGTAACTCCTTTTGTATAATGATAAGTATGGTGAATATTAGAATCCGCTCAGAATTATCTCATCTATTTTTTCTTGAACTTCTTCTTTAGTAGCGGCCATATGAAAACTAATATCAGCCTGATAACGTTTCTTTTCTTCATCGTACTGAAGAATTAATATTGTTGGTACTACTACTATTTTATATTTCTGTTGTAGTTTAGGTTTTTTAGCTATATCTATGAATTCTATCTCCACCTCATCTAACTCTTCAATCCATTCTACATCATTAGTACTATTCCAACCAGCGTTAAAATGCATTACTACTACTTGTGCACCTAATAGGTTAGTTAATAGTAGAAATATCGTTACAAATAAAAACTTTTTCATATAAACCCTTTATCTAAGTTTGTCTATTTTTTCTTCTAATCGTTTGAAATCTTGTTTCAACTCTTTTACATCCTCTTGAGTAGTCATAATTGTTTGACGTATCAATTGGTCTTTCATATCATACTCCATTCGTGTAACATCTGGTGGTGGAGCTATAGGAAGTTCTTTTGCTTCCTCTATATCTGCTTGTAAAGCGAACCACATTCCAACAATAGTGGCGATTGCAAATGCAATTCCACCTAATGTTTGTAAACTAATTTGGATTTTTGATTCTTCACTTATTTCTTTTGCCATTATTTTACCCTTATAATATAATAAAGTTTATACCCATTGAGAAATCATACCAACTACGATTCCAATATTTATGATATTTACCCTCTGTGAATATTCCTAGTGATTTTGTAAATCTATATCCAAAAATTAAACCACCTGAATAATCTACCCAATTTCCACCATTATACTTATTATAACTATATTGGTCATTACTTTTTATATGGTATGGCATCACATTTGCCCAAGAGTGTAACCAAAAATCTTTAGTATATTTGTAATAATCAAATCCCATTACAAAAGAGTACTCTAATTTATTAGGAAGTAATGCTCTTTCTCTATCTACATAATCAGATAGAATCTGAGGAATTACAACTGCTTCCCATACTTCTGTTGAGTTTGCTACAACGTTACCATTTGGGTCTAAATATTGATAATTATCTACATCACTAAAATCTACTCCATAACCCATCTCTTCAATAGCGAGATTAGTAAAGTGAATATCACCTGTCTGTAATACCCAATCTGCTAAAGGGTCGAATCCATATGGTTCTGAAATTCTTTGAACAAATCCAGCGTTTACAGAAAACTTTCTATTGAATTTATATCTGTATCTCTGAGATGCTTCGAAGTAATTAATATCTGCGAATTGGTCTTGTAAATACTCTACCTTAACCACATACCAATCACCTATATATCTAAGGAAGTGGTCTTGACTAAGGAATGATTTACCTTGTTGTCTTCTAAAATCCCATTCAAATAGATACTCAAATCCTTTTGATTTACTACCGATAGTAGCTGCATCTGAGAATGAGTTTTCAGTACCATTTTTAAATCTATTTTGAATATTTGGTTCGTATCCAAATCTTTGAATCTTTCTTACACCAAATACTGCTGAATAATCATATGGAGTAGATATTTTTTCAGTTGTTAATCCATCTGTTACTGAATATGATGTAACATCTGAAATTGAGTTATTACCATTGTATGCAGCATAGAAAGTAGAGTATTTGAATTCTTTCTTCAATCTTTTTGAAAACTCAGATGGTTTTTTCTTTTCTTTAACCTCTTCTTTGTTGGGAACAGGAAGGATTACTTTAGTATCCTGTCCATACATAACAAAAGGTAAAATACATAATAAAAATATTAATTTTCTCATCTTTTAATCCTCTTTTACAATTTTCTTATTATAGATGTTTCCATCATAGTTTACCTGAAGTATATAAATTCCAACAGGTAAGTTTTTCATATCAATTTCTGCTCTCTTCTGATTCTCACCACTTCGTAGTTTCCTACCAGCCATATCAAATAAATCAAATTTTACATTGTTTAATGATGTGGTAACGTTAATAATATCTTTTGTTGGATTTGGATAAACTGCAATCATCTTACCACCCAATTCACTAATATCTAATGGATA